TTCTGCTCTTGAACCACCTATGGGATTCCATCCCCACTGGAATATCCTACTTCCATCTTCTTGGTAACCAAGAGCATCACTATCAGTGCTGTTAGTGCCAGTAATCTGTAGACCGTTAGTGCCTGATGTTACATAGCTGGTATCTGGTCTAGGCTCTCTAATTGCTTGAGGGTCATTAACTGGATACATACCCAAAGACAACTGGGGTTGGTCAGGGTCCCAGCACTCAGGACAGACTTTAATATTAAATATTCTAGTCTTGATTATCTCATTTTTAAGTTCTTTTAGCTTATACCGCTGTCCGCACCTATCGCATTCAGCTATCGAAAACTTGCCACTGGCGTAAGTATTAGACATAAATTAAAAGAACATTTGTCTTGGAGCCAGTCTTAAAGATGCCTTTTCTCTATCTTCCTGTGAAGCTACTAACCATTGTTCTTCATAAGCCTGTTTAAGCATCTGAACCCTATCCTGCGATTCAGGGTTCTTTACAGCCAAATGGTAAGATAGTCCCGCCACTAAGCAGGGTAGGAAACGGAAAGGAATATCTGCAACATTTGTTCCTCCTCCTGCATCCATTACCCTTCTCATACGCCAATACACTAAGGTATAGGGGCTTCCACCTGCATCAGGGGCTAACCATAAGTTAACACTTGGTAGGTTTTGATTGGTTATAGCAACTCCTGTTAGATGAGCAGCAGCAGTGGTGTTATTCTGACCTCTATTACACAGTTGTAGCTGGTTCCCTACAATGTTTGTATAACTGATAGTCTCACTGCCTATCTGGATGAATCCTGAAGCCGCTAGAGGTACCGTAGACGAGACATCTATAGTTGTTGCTGTAGATGTTATACCTCCATCGAGAACGGCTGTTGTAGGGTTGTTTAAACCCGTCTGACGGTCCATCCATATCTGTATTGGTCTACCCTGTGCCAACTTATTAGGTATTTGCAGGTATGTAGAAGCAGATATGCGTGTAATGCTTATATCAATCTGGTTAGCGGTACCCTGATTCTGACGAATAACATGGTCTAAAAGGTCAATAGTGTCAGCTGGTAGAGGATATTTAATCTGTCCAGTAACCAGTTGAATCTCACCCTCTTCAATAGTCCACAGGTTTATGCCCCTGTTAGCCCATTCAATAGTGAGTAAATTCAGGCTGCGCCTAGCTGTACGGAGCTGGTAACCAGACCGCATCTCAATACCACAACGTTCATATGCCTCTTCCGCTATCTCATTGAAAGGAAGATTAAATGATGTGGTCCCGCTAGTAGTTATAGCCATTATTTCCTTTTAACCCTACCGCCTTTTTTCATACCATCATCTTCCCATGCATCTGGAATGGTATTAAATGGCTTCTTTGGAGCAATCTTCTTAGGTTTCATTTTAGGGGGGAGGGCTTTAGGTTTAACTAGACCTGCACTACCACCATCTACATCCTCACCGACACCCACAAGGCTACCTACATTACCATTGTAGCATTTAACACTACCGCCCTTCTTGTACATAGACACTTCATCAGGATTGTCAGTACGAGTGATGGTCTTTTTATTAGGCATCTTAGAGGAGCTTATGGCTCCCATTCCCCTCGAATTCCTCATGCTCTTGTCTTTCCTCTGATAGCACATCCATCACCACGGCTTGATGTTAAGCCTCCTTTAGCCATCTTGACTATCTTGGCACCACCTTTAGCCTTTGTTTGGATAGGGCTTTGTCCCTTAACCTTACCACCCTTTTTCATAGGCATAGTAGGAGCTACTTGAGGAGCAGCAGGAGACATCATTCCACGAGGTGCAGCAGCAGGAGGCATCATTCCACGAGCAGGAGCCACACCACGAGGAGCTTTCTTCTTAGCCATCATAGCCATACGAGGGTCCATAGGACCACCCATAGCCATCTTCTTAACTGCTCCACCCTTCTTAAAGGCAGTCTGGTTATTGGCTGCATAAGGCATACCGGGGGTTGCAGGAGCATTCAACATAGTATTCTGTGGTGCTTGTTGTTGCATAGGGAATTGCTGGTTAGGGAATGTAGCTCCACCCATATATCCACCCATAGCAAACTTCTTAACCTTACCACCAGCATCATAACCACATCCAGCAGACATACCGCCCTTTTTCAGCTTAAGAGAAGTACCCTTACCACCCTTATGTTCTTGCAGGTCATGTTGTTTAAAGGCTTTTTTAATCATAGCTTTATCTTGTTCTTTATCCATCTTCATTTCTGATTTCTCAGAATGCATATCTTTCTTATCCATGATGCCACCTTTTCTAAATGTTTTACCTTTATCGGCTTTACTATACTCTTGCCCCACCTTCTGGGATACTCCTACCTTCTTAGCAAAGGCTGGGTTATGAGCTATTGCCTCCATAAAATTGTGCTGCTTTTTGCTTTTACTGGGCATGGGATTCTCTCCTATTGCTCATAGCATCAATCTTGTCTTCAAGCTTTTTAAACCCTGCATCAAAGCGGTCCATAATCTTTTCCAAATCCCTGTGAACTTCTGCACGAGTGATGTGGTCTCTAGCTACTTCTTCTCTAGTACGATTAATTAACATACTTAACCTGTTCACTTCCTTAAACTTTTCCATAACCATGAATCCTACCACTGCTAGGATTGCCGTTAATAGAGTGTTCCATACCATCATTTCCATTACGCAGCAGCCTTTTTAGTTTCTAGTGGACATAGCATTGGGTAAAGATAGTCTTCACCGAATGAACCTTCAAACTCAGTGACACCTACATGACCTAACTTAATGGTTGGGTCAATCCATACCTCATATCCATGTTCTCTAGCTCTATCGCAGAATAGATAGTCTTCGCCTACATAGCCTTCTGGTGTAGATTTGAAATCAAAGAAAGAATAGGATGGCTTATCTTGCATACGCTCATCCATATATTGCCACTCAGGATGGTTATCTCTAAGAGTTTCAAATACATCCCTGCGGATAATCATAAAAGCTGTAGCTACACGTTTAGCTCTAACTAAGCCCATAGGGTTCATTTGGACCTGATTATCTGCATCTACATCTAGAGTAGATATATAGACCTTACCCTTCTTACGGGCTACAGGGATACCAGCTACAATGCCCTTTACAGGGTCACTATTCCAAGCCATTAGCCTGAATATGTCATTGGCATCAAAGTTAATATCTGAGTCAATAAACATTAGGTCGGTACAATCCGACTCTAAGAAATCATATGCAATAAGGTTTCTAGCTCTGCTTACAACTGAACATCCAGATATATTACCTACTTGAATCTGAATGCCATGTTCTTGTGCTAGAACGCAAAAATGAGCAAAGGATATTGCCCATTTAGTGGTAACCTTAAAATCATAGGAAGGAATGCCAATCATGACCTTCCTGCCTACCAAATTAAAAGCCTTTTCCTTGGGTTCCATGATTTATCCGTAAAAAGCAGTTACTGCTGTAATATTTGTTGAAGTCAAAGTTAAATACAACCCGTTTTCAATCAAAATACCCTCGCCCGGAAACACAATGTTTGTTGTACCTGCGGCTGCTGCGGTGTCAACAGTCATGTGCCATTGAGTAGAGTTACTGCCAACTATGTTTGCAACATAACTACAAGCAGTTCCAGCAACAATAGTCCTTGAATTTATGTCTGTAATGGTAAAACTATTTGCATCTACAACAGTAATAGTGTAATTACCGTTGGTGGCAGAATTGCCACTAGCCGCAGCAAAAGAAAGACCAACACGCTGACCTGTGCTTAAACCATGCGTTGTTTTAGTAACAGTAACAGTAGTCGTAGATTGCTCGTAAGTAGCAGAAACAAGAGCTACTAAAGTATCCCAAATACCAACTGTTCCTCCTGTAGCGGTAGACGAAATAACTAAACCTTTAACACGAGTTCTGCCAATATAGCCAAACCCCGTGCTGTTTAAGTGTATCGTCTGAACATCATATTGCATTGACATGATGACCCCCTAAGCGGTGCGAGTGAATGTATATGCAGTTGCGCTTGAGAACATAAGGGTGAATCGTCCTTGCCCAGTAA